GGGAGTTCCCCACACATATGTATAGTTTGAGTAACATTTTAATCAATAAATGATTTACGATTAGTACTCTGATCGTCGATTATTACTTTGAAAAATCTTTTACCTCAGATTGTATGTATAAAAATATTTTCGTCGTTCAACACGATACCTTTAGGTTATGTTGAGTTTTTGGGTGTTTTACTAAAACATTCACCACATCGCTACATTTAGTAGCCTGCTGAGAAGCAGTAAACTATCCAAAGGACATTTGGTCCCTATGGGAGCATACCCTGCTCCCACCCCCTTCGGGGGATTTTGCATGTATCTCTACTTGTTTTTTACTTGTTATAAGTGTGATAGAGAGCATTAACATTTATTTGGTTGTATAAATTTACGAAGCAACGTGTTAACATTTGCTTACACACCACGTTGAATTGGAAGAACCATTTACAGCGCGAGTTATCCGCGCTATTAGAAATAAATAGATGTAATCATACCTGACTGCAGTTTTTGTCGGCTGCCGTTTGATTCCAAGGCAAAGCAACCCTTCTTCCCAAAAAAAAGAATCCCTTATTGCCAAGACCTCTAAATTAGAACCAGGTCATATTTTGCAGATGAATTATCTGCTACCGCGTAAGCAGTGGGTACTTAATCCCACTGCTGAGGAATTTATTCCTAAGGTTAAATTAAGTAAGTCCGAACGTATTGAGAAGAAAGAGAAAATTATTCTCAAAGTTGATCGTATGGAATCTCTGTGGGACAAGAAACAGAGAAAGATCCTTAGTTCTGTTGTTGCTGAAAAATATAATGATGCCGATTTATATTATCAGCTTCGTACTCGTTTAGATAGTGCTTGGATGGAAGCACATCTCGATGAGATGCCACAACGCGTTATTCCTCAAATTGAGTATGCTGTTAAGCAGCGTGTTCTTAAGGAAGAGCGTAAACGAGCTGATGATAAAATATCAGCTAAGGAGCGTAAGTCTATTGAGTTTAAGTTCCGTAAGAAATTGGACGAAGAAGTTCATTTTCGTCCTCTTTCTGAAGAAGCTAAGATGATTGATAGTCTTATTTATACGCCTAAGGGACATTTTCGTTCAGCTAATGATGCTAGCGCTATTGCAGCACGTAAGTTGCAGAAGCGCTCTGAGAAAATAGCTCAACGAAAGAAAGAGAAAGCCGCATTAGAACAATCCCGTCGTACTAAGGAGAAATCTATTTTTGATCGTCTCCAACGATTGCGTATTGCAAAGGAAGAGAAAAAGTCTGAGGACCCCTTTCCTTGGACTCCCGTTCTTATTGAGACTTCACATAAGCCTCGTATTCGTCCCATTAAGCCTCCTAAAACAGTTGAGCAGCGCGAGCATGAAGCTAAGAAAAGAGAAGCTCGTAAGTTTGCTATTGATATGGCACAAATAAAGCGTGAAAAGCGCTTAAATGTGCATACTCAGACTCATGTGGAAATTTTGCGTAAGTGGCCATGCTTGCATTGTGAGTTTGCAAGTTCTCCTGCTGAAGCCGCGTACATGCATCAATTGTGTTCTCGTCTTGGCGTTGAATGTGAGTCTTGTTTTCATTGTCCTATTGAAATGATGGCTGATGGATTCGTTATTATTGATTCATCTTTTGTTCATACACAAACATTACGTAATGTGTACACCCAGACAGAGCGTGATGAGGATGAGGAAAAGAAAGAGCCCCCGACGTGCGTTGATAAATGGGTGGATGAAAGAGACTCCTATTACCAAGAGTTTGAATATCAACATGATTTCTTTAAGAAATTCACTTCTAGTATGGAATTTATGGTAGCGAAGCAGATTTTTACTGAATTAGGAACTCCTATGCAAACTATTTCTGATTTGACTCGAACATTACTTTTATTTTATCAAATTTTTTATTCTGACTCAGACCTCATGGTATTTGCGGCACTTATGAACTATAGTAGGTTACCTGGCTCATGGTTCGTACCCTGTATTATTGCAGGTATTGTGGAGACAGGTATTATAAAATTTCTTAAGAGTTGTTTTCGATCGCGTGATCAAGTTGTGACTCAGAGTTATCTGGAGTACGTTGACAAAATGAGCGCTTTCGTTAATATGATGGTTGATAGTAAGGTTACTGATGCTCTTAGGAGTATTGTTTTGACTCTTGCATCATATCATCTTTTTTCTAAGGATATTTCGAAAGAATTATATAAATTCCTTGGTAAGCCGGAGAAAGGCAACGTTCTTGAAGCGATCAAGACGTGTATGGAGGGCGTTAAGTGCCTTTTTGAGGTTGGGGATCTAATGGTAAACAAAGGTGTCACCCCCATGGAAGCTTTCTTTTCAGAGAATCCCATGGCTGCGTCAGTTTCTAAAGCACGTCATTTGTTGTTGCATAAGGATCATTTATATACTGGATTAAAGCCGCGACAGGAAGCTGGTGAAAGATTTCAGCGTATGGATCGATCTGATTATGTTATTCAGGCTCGTTCTCTTATTGCTTTCTTTGAAGAAGCAAGGAAGACTAAGAATCCCTTGCTTAAGACGAGTAAAGAAGCATATGCTATATCTATGCAATTATCGATTAGCCTTACTAGCATTGTTTCAATTATTCGTTCTTGCAATCGCTTGCCGCCAGAAGGCATATTGTTAGTAGGATTACCAGGTATCGGTAAGAGTAATATAATAGATTTCATATTGAAAGCTCATTGCGATGTGCGCCAACGCACGTATAACCGTTCTTTTATATTCAATCGCACTATGGCTTCTGAGTATTGGGAAAACTATGATCCTGAGGCTCAACCGTACGGTCATTGGTCTGAGATAGGTAGTTTACATCGTAATATCGCAGCTATGCAGGGAGATCAAATTATTATGGAATTGTGTAGTGTCCTTGATTCTAGATCCTACTATCCTAATCAAGCTTTTGAGGGGAAAGGTAAAATTCCCTGTTTAATGGAAGTGGTTATTGCGGATTGCAATGAAAGAAGTTTGAATAAGGATAAAATTGTTAATAATCCATCAGCTATTGACCGTAGATTTATAGAAATAGAGCCGATTGTAAAGCCTCAATATAAGAAACAGAATGGCTCATGTGGTATTGATTATAATAGATGCAATGATGGTACGCCATTTTATGATAGATGGTATTTCAGAGTAACGACTCATGATCCTGTGGATTTAGTGGGCGTCATTACTGAAGTCCATTTGCATGGTACTCCTAAGGATGATATTCATGCTTTGTATAGATGGCTTACTAATCGTTTTAGATCAACGTATGAGAGAGAAACGGATATCCAGCGTAAGGTAGATGCGGATCTGGCCAATGTTGTTTATGGTGCTCAGGAATTAGTAGTTACGGAAGTAAAGACTGAAGCCGACTGCCAGCAGGTTACTGAAGGCTTTTGGTCTGCTTCTAAATCTATTCTCATGTGGTCTGGTCAAATGGCCAGTAATCTGTGTGGTTTGTCCTCATCTGCATGCCTTTATCTCTTGGCTATGTTCGGTGATGAGTTTTTCTCCGAGGTAATTTCCTTTGAATTGTCTGGTATGAAATTTCTTTTTGCCATATTATTCATACTTATGACTGCGACATTCTTTGGGAGATTATTATTGGGATGTTTCGTGATTTTTCTTTCTATGGTGAGCAGAGAGGCTTGGCGAAATTTTATTGGCAAGCAAGTGGTTAAGGCTGCTAAGGATACTATACGTACCTCAATGTCACTTAATTGGGAAAATACTAAACATGGTTTTGCACGTGCGGAGAAAGCTGCTTGGAATATGCCTCGTGCTAAAGCTATAACTTATGCTTCTCTTGGTATGGGTATAGCCGCTTTGAGCTGTATTAGTTTTGCTTTGAAAAACCGTAAACAGATTTCTGGCGTTAAAGATGCTGTAGTACAGGGAGACCTTATGCAGATACAAAGGAATATAGATGACATTAGAGATAAAGTCCAGTTTAATGATCTGAAGTCGCGTGCTAACGTCATTTCCGATTTGGACGATGTTCATGGGCGAATTGATAGAGCACAGGATATATTTGATAATGAGGTTGATAAAATTACCGAAGTTATCAACGATCATATACCTAATAAGACGGCTAAGCTCGATAGGGTAAATCTTCTCCCCGTTGTTGTTCCAATAGTTGCTCATACAGAAAGTAAAACAGAGTTCAAGTTACCTTCTAAGGATAATGTATGTATAAATGACGTTGAGGAGATAATAGAAGCGGGTTTATCATACAAGCGCACAGGGAACTCACAGTCAAGTGTGTGGGTTAATCTTATATCGAATAGTGATCCGTGTATCCATACTGGTACACCTCTTTCCTTATGGTCTTCGATCAGGAAAAATGTGCGGGTGTGCAAGATAGAGTATGGTAATATCAGGGCTACTACTGAGATAATTGGCATATTGGGTAATTTGGCTCTTATAAATACCCATGCTTTGGCCAATGGTACCGTTCGATTGCGGGTGTGTACAACTGGTCGTCTTGAAGTTGTGGATCCTCAGTATCACGAAAGTGAAATAACACCACAGGATCACATATCACTTGGGAATGATTTAAGTATCATCAAGTGTTCTGCAGTTATGTTCTCTAACGTGCTGCAACATATAAATAATTCTGATATGCCCAAGGCAATGGAAGGTTGCATTGGGGGAGATCTTATTCATATCAGTAATGATGGTAAGGAGCAGCGTTTATCTGATGAGGTTTTTGGTGAATTGATCTTGGAGAATAGGCTTACTTATATTTGGGAACACGCACAAGGTAGGTGTGGTAGACCAATTATTGCTTCTCGGGATAAAGGTGCATGCATTGTGGGCATGCATATTGCTGGCCATTCAAAGTCTCATATAGCTTTTGGTATGCCAATTAAGCGGACTGATATAGAGAAAGGCATGAAGGAACTATTGTTGCGTAGTGATTTAATGCCTATATATTCTCAGTCGTTACGATTACCGAAATTATATGCTCCTGCTCCTAAATCTGTTTTTAATTATGAGAAACTGCATTGTCTTGAGTATTACGGGAAGATTGAAGGTCCCGTCTTGATCAATAAGAAAAGTAGGGTCAGGCGTACTTTTATAAATAGTGAAGAGTTGGATGTCGTAATATTTGAGCATCTTAATTTCATACGTACTAAGCAGTTTGGTCCTCCTTGTCTTGAACCATTTAAGCGTAATGGTGAATACATCTCTCCTTATAATAATGTGATTAAGAAAATAGGGACTCCTAAGAAACCTCTTGACCGTGTGATCTTGGAGAGAATTGTTGTTCAGTATTCAGATCATATTGTAGAAGGTTTGCGAGCTAAAGGTGTCCCTGATTGGAAGCCATTGACAATGGAGTGTGCTATTAATGGTGCTCCGGATGATGCATACACTCGTGCTGTGAACGCTAGTACTTCTGCTGGATTAGGTTGGCCAGGTAAAAAAGGAGACTATTTGCCTATTGTTTCAGAACAACCTCATATACGTGAGGCAGATGATGCTACTAAAGCTGAAGTTATGGCAATTTGTCGAGAGTATGAGAAAGAAAATATATCTACTTTTATTTTTGCCAGTAAGCTTAAAGATGAGCCCCGTGAGGTGCAGAAAATATATGATGGTAAAACCCGTTTGTATAATGTTATTAGCAATCCAGCTTTGATTGTGTCGAAGATGTTGTTATCTCCCTTTTATACGCATATGGTAGAACATGGAGATGTCTTTTGTACTGCTATAGGCATAAATATGCATATGCAAGCTGGAGATTTCTACAATGTTTTACGTGACTTCTCGAGTAAGCTAATTGAGTTAGATTATGCTGATTACGATACTAAACCTCCCTTTGATATTAAGTGGGCTGCCAGCTCAGTTATTGCGCGCGTGTGTAGAAAGATGGGATATACAGAGAAAGCGATGCAGTACCTTATTGGTGTTTTGTCCGATAGTATGTTTCCATATATAGAAATGCTACTTGATGTCTTCTTAGCTCCAGGATATCAGCCATCAGGTGACTTTGGTACCGCTGAGAAGAATTGTGTTATAGGGAATCTGTTGCTTATGTATGCTTTTGCAATATTATGCCCTGGTGAGGATTTCTTTGAGAATGTGCTTCCGCGGACATATGGTGACGATGAGGCAGCTGCTGTGCGGAAATGTGTTCAAGAGCTTTTCAATAATATTACATATCAGAAGGCGGCACTTGAGAACTATGGGATGACAGTCACCCCAGCAGATAAGGCGGCCGAGATGAGTGAGTTTGTGGATATTGATGATGTTTCCTTTCTTAAACGGACTTTTTCCTTCGACTCGCGTTTTGGACGGATTATTGCACCGTTGGATAAGGATTCTCTAATGCGTTCGTTATTGTGGTACATTCCGTCGAAGGAAGTGTCCGAATTGGAGCAAATGCGGGATACTATAGGTTCATTTTTGCGTGAGCTGATGTTCCACGTGGATGAGAAACCTTTCGATGCTGTTCGCAGTTTCTTGTTAACTAAGTTTAATGATAGGTTTTGTGGCGGTAGCTCATTGGTTTCCTTCCCCACCTATCGAGTTCTTTTATCTGATTTACAAGGTAATACCCAAGTTGTGACCCAGAGCTTGCGTACTTCAGATGCAGCGAGTAACACGGATCCTCGCTCTACAAATGGATCACTGTTGTCAACTTGTCACAGTTTTAGTCGGCTGTCACATTTGAATCCAAGGCTAAATGACCATGAACGAAAATTGAGCCAATTATTGGCTGATATGATGGGAGAATTGAAAGAAGCTGAGGGTGATTTGGAAATGGCGATTTCTCCACTCAATGGGATGTCGCATAAGGACATCCGATCTACGCCTCAATATTCTAAGGATCCTAAGTATCGTAAAGTTTGCGAGCAATATATACAAATACAAGCCAAAGTTGAGTCACTTATGGTTTCTATTCGGATACTATCTACTTCTCTAGCTAAGAAGAAACACTTGCGGGTTGGTACCCAGTCTGACGTTAGTGTTATGAAAGAAGGCCCAATTGCACCGGATGTTATAGAAGTATCAGGGAATGTTACGAATATAGGGGGTGAGCCTACAGAGAATGCGACGGTTGGAACTAAACACGAGGTGAGTATTTTAAGAAATAGTACTCTAGAATTAGATGATTTCTTTGCTCGGCCGGTGCAAATAGGGACGTTTACATTAGCAGTTACTACTCCGTTAGCCACCACATTCGATGTATGGAATTTGTACTTTGCGAATCCTACGGTGAGGGCAAAACTTAGGAATTATGGGTTCATAAATGCTAATTTAGTTGTTCGGATTGTTATATCGGGGAACCCATTTGCATACGGTAAATTTCTTGTGTGCTTTGTTCCCTGGGATAATATGGTAGATGCTCTACAGGGACTTTTGACGATCACCGCGGACCATGCTAATATGTTAACATACTTGTCTCAAGTTCCGGGAGCGAAAGTTCTGGATGTTAAGCGTAATGCCCCATTTGATATGCATATTCCATATATAAGTCCTCAGCCTATGGTGTCATTGTTTAATAATACCTCAACGGCTCTTCCAAATTCCACTAATTTTGCTGACCTCAGTGGAATCGGTCATTTATATTTCTACACTATGAATAATTTGAGTAGTGTTTCAGCTGCTCCATCACCAATTAGTGTTTTCATTTATGCGTGGTTAGAGGATGTAGAATTGGGATGTCCTACTGGTACAGTTAATATTATCACTACTGAAAGTCTGCGTGAGTATTTAGTAGATGATGTGGTAACGCAATCAAAGCGAGATGAACGTGTTGCTGGTCCCGTTGAGAAAATTGCATCGAGTGCGAGTAGTATATCTGATGCTTTGATGAGTGTTCCTTATCTTGCGCCCTTTGCTAAGGCTAGTTCTATTGTCTTGAAGGGATTGTCTTCGTTAGCTAGTATTTTTGGGTGGTCTGTTCCTAACCTTAACACAGCGCCGCTGCGTGTCAAGCCACAGCCGTTTCAAAATGCGGCAAATGTAATAGGGTATGATACTGGGAAGCGGATAACATTGGATCCCATGCAAGAACTTACTGTTGATCCACGCATAGTTGGGGTTGTTGAGGATGAGATGGCTATATCGTATCTTACTTCCATAGAATCTTATCTTACGACCTTTAATTGGAATGCTGGCAACACGCCTTTTTCTACTATTTTGTTTCAATCTATAATTAGTCCGTTAGTAGGCACTCAATTTGCTGGTAGTAATTATGTCCAACCCACGGCTTTATGTTTTTCAGCTTTACCATTTGCGTATTGGAGAGGAGATATAGTCGTGCGAATTGAAGTTGTTTGTTCCGCATTTCACAGAGGCACGCTTGCTATACTCTATGAACCAAATTTACCACAGCAGGGGTTAATTGATGCTGCGATCGATTTGAATAAAGTGTTTATTGAGACCTTTGATATACAGCAGACTCAGTCTGTTGAGTTTTGCATTAAGTGGGCATCTCCTCGTAATTGGTTGATGGTTGGACCTACTCGCACGGCTATAAAAGGTTCTTGTGGTCCCAGTATCACGACACCCGGTAATTATGTCGGTTATGCTAATGGCTACATTACTATAGTACCTATGACTAATCTCCAATCTCCTGATGATAGTAACATTCCTGTCAATGTTTACATAAGAGCAGAGAATATGAAGTATAATCAGCTTGTTGATACTCTTTTACCGACTAGTCTTGTCTTGACTGAATCTTTAGTAGAGTATACCGATGTGGTCACTGAATCAAAACTTGATGATCTTGAAGGAGTAACGTGCCATGTATTAAACCCTACTGGGGCAAGTATGGATGGTATCTGTGAGTTGCATTTTGGAGAAGTTCCTGTTACTTTCAGAAACTTAGTGAAACGATTCGTTACAAGCCAAGTTGCGACCGTTACTGGTGCTGGTATCTTAGCTGTGATGACATATACGGGTCCAATTTATCCCGTTCTTGGTCCTAATTATGGTGGTTCAATAACTACGCCGGTCCCTAGTTTGCTAAACTATCTTCGTTTTGCGTATCTTGCTATGAGAGGAGGAATGAAGAAAAGATTACGTTTCGTCACTCCAGGAACTGATGCAGAAATGATGCATTATAAGGTTGGTTTACAAGCTCCAAGTCCAACAGTAGTAATACCTGGCTTATCTTTAAGTGCGTCTTACCCAGTAGCGGGAATGACGTCTTCTATCATTGGGACAGTCACTTTTGTTCCTAGTACTGATGCTGGCGTTGAATGTGAGATACCTTTCTATACTAATAACTTGTTTGCATGGTCTGGACATACAATCCCATTTGATGGGACTAATGTCGCCATGAATTCCACAGCCATGCAAACATATAAAGCACAATATGAAACCGCTTGCACCGGTATTAGTGCATTTGTGGAAGAAACAGCTGCAGCCGAAGATTTTTCTCTTATGAGATTTATCGCAGCACCCCCCTTTGTGGCTTAGGCCACGAGGGGAGCGAGAAGAACGCTATATAAATAAATCGATGCCTTGCATTGACTCTTCAACTTTATCTTTGTGAGGCCTAGACCTTAC